TTCCTTTTCCAATGCTTATTCATTGCTAGTATCTCTACACTATTAACATCAAAAACGCTATTGGTAATGTGTACCTTCATAGATTTTTCCTGTTGTCTGTCGCGTTGCCATTGTGGTGCTTTACTGCTCACCTTTTTCATACGCATCTTTCTCGTATTTACTCGCATCTTTTTCATCCTTTTGTCTATTGTGTGAACCCTTACCCTTGCTGGGCTTGAAGGTTTGTGGCCTACGATTGTTAGCTGTTGCCACTGGATTATGCACCCTCGTTATTCTGCTATTCATATGCTTATCCTTTCAGTAATTTCTTACTTGAGTATATAACACACAGAATTGATGCTGTATACAGTAATAATTCAATTGGTGCGGTGCTGTATAGTAATTCTGGCAACATTAGCGTAAACCCTGCAATGCCCACACCGAATAAAAATAGTTTTGCTATCATGTCAATCATTTTTACACTTCTCCCCTGCTTTTATCTCAAGCAGTCTGATGGTTGCGTATCGTGCCAATTCCTTAGTCATGTATGGCCTGAATACCTTGTAAACTTGTTGTGCTTTAGTCATGCTTACCTCTTTAGGTTGGTGTGCAATGCCCACTTTGTCAAGTGGACACTACGCTGTTTTTAACTAGGCTGCTGCTGCATTCTTCTTAACAAACTGGCCTTTTTGGTTACGCTGGCGATCTAGGTAGTTGTGTCGTCCTGACATGGAACCTATTGGTTTGCCGTAGCGTGTCATGCCATTCTTACCGTTGCTATCTTGGCGGTGAAAGTAAACCCTGCCAGTGTAAGTTGGAACGATGTTGTTTACGTTTGTTTCGAGGATTTTTTGAACAGTCATTTTCTTATCTCCTAAGATTGTTTAAGTTTTGATTATGGGTAGACAGTACACCCAAAATTTTTATCTGTCAAACTTTATTTTGTATCTAGGGGCAATCCATTGTGACAACCCATTCCTGATGGCTTAAACTGCCCCTAGAAAATTTGTTTTATTTACTATGTCAAACAGCGCGTAGTCGTTAGGCGTATTAGGTGCAGGTTATTTCTGGGTTTAACCAGCCGGACAACCTGCAATCCGGTATGCTCTCCTTTTTTGTCCCACTTTAGCGTAATTGCTAGGCTGTAGACGTTCACCCTTTAGGCGCGACTAGCTGACGTTGCCGAAGCGGTTGCAGTCCTAGTCTGGGTTATCGGGCTATCTCTGCGCTGTAGTAGCGAGTGCATTGGCCTGATAGATATTAAATAATCAATACATCAAATAATGTCAATAGGCGTTAGGCATTTTTTTGTGATACCTAGCACATTTTTTTATGCTGCCTGTTTTGCTTCCATTTCACCCTTATAAAGTTTTACAAAATAGGTTATGCCATCTGCCACCTTGTCAGGATCAACGCCTGTGCCATCTAAAATTCTGATAATCATTTGACCGTAGCTGTATGCCATGTCTAAACGATCTTCTACTTTTGCCCAGTCTATCTTGTCCTTGCGTATTTCGATGCTGTACAATTCCTTGTAGCGACTATATGTCTCAACGTATGAAATCAATTTGCTCATTTGCTTTTGTGATATATTCATCTTTCAAAATCCTTTTCTGTTGTCCTGTATTAAATATGGGTATTGTTTTTGCATATTCAAGACCCATTCCGAAATTTTATTTTATTTATTTTCTGCCAGCCATGCCATAGCAGCCCCTTTTATCATGTTAGTGTATTTTATGGCATAACCTGTGCCAGCATCTAAATCCGATTTTGTGATTAGTTTTTTATGTGGATGGTCTACGGTATCCCATTCAAAAAGTAATCGCTTGCAAATTTGGTCATATTCACCATCTGTCAAAACTTGCGCATTGGCATGATAGTAGAGATAAGACGACATTAGATAATAAGGAACGAGCCTATTAGGTGATAAGTTTTGAATATCCATTGTCTATACAATCCCGTGTAAGTTGCGCCACGTTGTCCATGTAATCGCTTGTAATTGATAAGGCATTAAATTAAGATCACGCGCCGCGTCGTAGTATGCTTCTTGCAATGCGCGATATTCCCTAACGCCTATATTTGTACGGTCATCAGTTAAACCAACTCTCTCATTATAGGCAATATTTCGCGCATGACCGTCTATTGTCACGTTAAACTCACCCATAATATCCATAAAAAACGAAGTGATTTTTTGACCATTGAGCATTGTTTTTGCCGTGTCATAATCCGGTATATCCTGCAAAATTGACCATGCTTTTAGCTTCATCTTGTGATATGTCGATACTTTTATTGTTTCTATTGCATCACCGGCAATAAAGCCACCAATAAGATCATCAGCATTTTGCAAGTTTCTTTCCCATTTATTATTCGGTGATAATGCGGCAATAACAGCAACGACAATATAAACCGGCATATTGTGCTTAATTGCTATCACTTGCGCTTGATCTTGCGCGTTTTGATACCATGCCATTCCAGCATCAATTTGTGTTTGTGATGATGCCGCGAACATTGCCTTAATGTTTTTAACAGCGATCTTGTGTGAAACCTGTGTATAAACTTTTTCCATTGGTTTATTCCCTTGTCCTGTAAAATTAAAATGAAAATCCAACATAGACTAGTGTATCAGATTTTAAAAATATTTCTCTATTCATATCATGCCAGTCTGATAATGACCATGTTTTACTGGCACGGTCATAATGATTAACCACAAAAACTGTTTTGGCATTTGGCTTGCGTTTCAAGATATCGCCTATACCAACATGCCTTAGTGCAATTTCGTTTACGATATCACCGTCATTTGTTTCTATCTGTTTCATTGTTTTAAATCCCTTTTCTAATTTTAAAGATAGGCTTTGAATAAACGTCTAAGCCTTGTTGATGCATATTCGTGATTGTATGAACCTTGTTCAAATGTTTCCAGTTTATCTTTGTAAGACTGTACTAGGTTTTTTGCATTGCCTTCATACATATCCAAACGCAAATCTATTGCTGGCATTGTATCCATATTTAAAGGCCACTTGATCGCGTCAATTGCGTCTTGCCAGTCATAACTTGATAATTCGATTTTCATTGTTTCATACCTCTTTGTTGGTGACATGGTAGGCCGTCAATATTCAAGTAGGTATTAATTCAAGATATTCAATAGCACAATCAAAAATAAATTTTTTTATTTGTATTATATAAGTATAGCAAGGCTTGGTGATAGTAATATGCTCTATAACCGTTAGTGGAAGCTAAAAACGCGTTTAACTTTGTTTAGGTGATATCATACCAGAAAAATGGTAAAGGCTTTGTATGGGCAAATTTAAGCGATTAAATGCCATGTATCTTTTTTATCACGTATAGTGTTGCATAAATGTCACAGTAGGGGATATCATGCACGGCCAATTGATACGGTGTATGTTTTCCACAATCATGCATTTGTGCTATCACATTAAAACGTCAATTGTTGTGATATCTCTTTACGTTATCAATTTAATGCCAATTAAAGCAATAAATTCAATAGTTTATTACCAATTCTGCTATCAAATGATTATTTTTGCCCCATAGACGCAGCATATTATCATTTTTGAGGGTACGGGCGGGGGCCACGTGGGGGGTACTGGTATATATATACATAGAAACCCACAGATCAGGAAAATAGAGTGTTAACCACAAGGGCAACAGTCAACTATATATGCTCAAGTAATGTGCAACATGCCTAAAAAATAGGCAACTAGGGTGAACATAGGAACTATTTTTAAAATATAAGTAAAGAGGGGGTTGACAGACATAGAAAATTCTGGTATAATTACTTATAACTAGAACACACTAACAGTGTACACTAAAGTGTTTATTACTTAAACTATAAATACACTTAAATAAAGCACTTAAATGAAATTATATTTTTATTGCTAATACACTAAAGTGTAACACCTAAGTGACCCCCTCATATATAACTAATATCTGTGCCTAATAAAGAAAGTTCTTGACATTGGCTAAGAAATCTGTAAAACTATACACAGATAATGTACTTGATGCATTCTATGATGCTATCCGTACCAATACACTGGACCGTTTGCACATACCGCACAGCGATGTGTTCTATGTGCGTAATGCATTGGATACTAAGTTCGCCCCACGGACATTCACACTAAAAGAAACCGAAGACTACATGAGACTTGAGGGATGGAAAGAACGAGATGAGTGATGGAGTTCTATACCTTTTTTGTCTTCTTCTCCGTAATTGTAACACCAGACGGGGAAATTAAATCTTTTGCTAAACACGTGGAGCAATGTCCTACGTGGGAAGTCGTAAAACAATTACATGAACCTAAAGTAGCTAGTGGGGAAATAATAGATTGGGGTGCTACGTGCTTAGAACCTAAACTACCATTAAAGATGATGCCATCATCACCACCGTCATCACCAGAAGAGGCAGTACCTTACAAGCCTACTAAACCTAAAACTAAAGAATTAAGCACATAAGAAATGATCAGCAAGCTGTCAGCGAAGTATTGGTCACATAAAGTTAAATGGTAACAGGAGATACCTATGGCTACAGAAGCAGAAAAAGCCGCTTATAAGGCTAGGCAAGCAAAGATACGTAAAGACAAAAACGTAACGCAAAGTCAACGTAATAAACAAAAACAATCTACAATTTCATCAGCGAGAACTACAGCAGGTGTATTATTTTTTATGCTGCCAATGGGGAAAGTAGTTCGTGTACTAAAATCTGCAAAAAATGCAATTAAGGGACTACGTGCTAGAGGTGCAAAACCTATATCTAAACCTACACCTACACAGATTAGTAACGCAAAGCCTCCAACACAAGCACAGCTAGCTTTTAAACCACAGGCAGCATTACCTAAACCTAAGTCTGGTGGTACAACACCACTAGCAACTAAACCTAAAGGTAATGTAATATCTGGAACAGCTAGGGAAGTAAAGCAGGGTACATCTGTAGCTACTACAGGTGGTAGTCGTGCAGTAAAAGGTCCGGGTACTGCTGTTCAGCGTATTATCAGGGTAAAGGATAAGAAAAAACCTGATAAAGAAATGAAGTATGCGCAGCGTAATGATAAAAAGGTTACAGGTTCAGCAGCAAAGCCTAAGAAGAAAAGTAAGGCTCTCCGTAACACACTTATCGCAGCCGCTTCTGTTGGTGGTGGATACTTAGCTACACGTGATGGTGATAAGACAACCTCTGCTTCTATTTCCAAAAGTAAACCAAAGTCACCTTCTCTTCCAAAAAGTAAACCAAAGAGAACACCAGATACTAAAAAAATCTCATCTAGAGGAAGACCTAAACATGTAGACTTAGGTAAAGTTAAAGCCCATAAAGCAACAGCGCAGAAAGAAAGTAAGAAAGCTGCACCATCTAAAGTTATCAGTGCGGGTCCAAATACAGGTTTTGGTCCTAAAGGTAACATCTTTCCGGGTAGTTCTGAGGAACGTGCAGGATATATGAAAATGTATGGTGGTACTGGTTCAGCCGCTGCAAAGGCTGCAGCAGAAGGTAAGCAGGGTGATATGAAAGCTGGTCGTGCAGCAGTAGATGCTGCTAAAAAGAAACGACTAAGTAAGAAGAAGGATTAGACAATGAGACCTAGCGAAGCACAGAAGATTTTAGATAATCCAGAAGATCACACAGTTCAGGAACGTAAAGACGCTAAAGCAGTAATGGAAAAGGTAGGCACACCCATTAAACGAGGTCATGGTGGTGATATACCCGGTAAGAAAAAAGGTAAAGTACCTGTAATAGCTATCTCCGTAGGTATGGCTGATATGCCTAAGAATGGTAAGGGCAAAACTAAAATGATGCGTGGTGGTACGGCTAATGGTAAAAAGCATATGTATGCAGCAGGTGGTTCCGTTTCTGATAATGTTAAAATGAACTATGGTGGACTAGCAAATAAGAAGTTAAGCTACGGTGGTAAGAAATCTAAAGATTATCGTGGTACATAATGGCAACTCGCAAACCTGCTCCTAAAAAGAAGAAAAGGTTATCTGTGGGTGGTGCGCCTACAAAGAAGCCTCGTAACTACCGTAAGGAGTACGACAACTACCACGCTAGACCTGAACAGATAAAGCGTAGAGATAGCCGCAATGCTGCACGTAACTCTCTCAAGAAAGCTGGCGTAAAGGTAGCAGGTAAGGATGTAGCACACAAGAATGGCAATCCTACAGATAACAGGCGAGGCAACTTAGCGTTAAAGACACCCTCTAAGAATAGGTCGTATCCACGTACACGTACAGCAGGTAAACGTAACCCATATGCCTAAAAAGAGAAACTTATAATAATGCCACTAACATCTAAAGGCTCTAAAATTAAATCTGCTATGACTAAGAAGTATGGGAGAGGAAGAGGTGAACAAGTCTTTTACGCATCTGCCAACAAAGGAACAATTAGTAACGTGGAGAAAAAGAAAAAACTTTCGGCGGGTGGCACAGTTGGAAAAACTGGCAACAAAGCGAAGTTTAAAAAGACGGGCCAAAGTAGAGTTAATGCGTTTAGTAACCACGCTAAGTCCGTACTAGGTGTATAATGCCCCCACGTAACCATAAAGACTGGACAAAGGAACCTAAAGTAGAGTATATCAACTCTCTCATATATTCTGACCACAGTTTATATGAGCAGGAACTTGAAAACATATTCTCTAAAGTATGGGTTCCTATGTGTCATTCTAGTGAGTTGCCAAACTTAGGTGACTTCAGGAAAACGCAGATAGCATTACAGAATGTTGTAGCTGTACGTTTTGAGAATAATGTAGTCAGAACATTCCTTACAGATAAAGTGCAAGCCCCTGCTGGCAATAACCTAGCCTTAACATATCATTCAGGTGACTGGACAGAATTACCATGTGAAGTAAAGCATGGTGGTATGGTCTGGACTACCCTAGATACAAACCCTTCTATGAGTGTAGATGAGTGGACTGCTGGTGCATTTGATTGCATAGCTGATGCCATTGACACTGAAGACATGGAAGTGTTTCATTACCACAAGGCTATCATAGATACTAACTACAAGCTGTGGCACGATACTAATAGTGAGTTCTACCACGACTTTATGCATTACTTTAATCGTGTGTCTGGATTCAACGATGAATACTTTGCTAGAAAAAATAATGGTATATGGTTGACCTTTTCCCCGGATTTAATTTTAATCTACGGGGTAGTGCTTATAGAAGTGATAGCGTTACACCTCTTGGGCCAAACAAAGTTCTTATTGAGTTTAGAGGCTATGGTCTCAAGAAAGATACGCCAAAGGAAAGACAGACACGTATTAAGCACCACAACTCCATATGGGGGCCATTCGGTAGGAACTTACACGAAGACCTTATCGGTGTAGCTGGTCAGGGTACAACAATGCGTGAAGGTACAGAGCCTAGAAACATTCTACATGGAAGACATGAGAATAGAACAATACATGACGAAGTAGGGATGAGACACTACTATGCAGAATGGAGTAAGTGGATGGGTGTTGAAGCAAGCAGCCCAAAGAGTTTGGCAGCGTAGCATGGAAGAAAAAGAAAAACAAAAGAAACCTCTATCCATAGGTATTAATGAAAATAGCTTTGAACTTATATTGCGTATATTAGGTAATGAGTTTATAGCAATCCGAATAGGTAGCACAAACTTTAGTGGCAAATTAATCGCAGGTAGTATACTGCTACTATTCTTTACCTTCATGTTGTTAGAAGTATTTGGCTTATCTAGGGTGTTAGGCATTGAATAATGGCTACAAAGCTAAACGAGAATACGGAAGTTGCGTTACCATTACGTAACATAATAAGTATGGTGGCTGCTGCCAGCCTAGCGACATGGGCATATTTTGGCATTATAGAACGCTTGAACCAGATAGAGACAAACATCACCATGATGGAATCTGATTTAGCGCAGAATACAGAATTTCGCATTAAATGGCCTCGCGGCGAAATGGGCAGTTTACCAGCGGATTCTGAGCAGTATATGCTTATTGAGCATCTAGCAAATCAGTTTGAGGATTTGTCAACACAAATAGATGAGGGTCGTGCGCCATACGACCAGCAGCAAAAGTTAACCCTAGAATTTTATGAGAAACGGATTAGCGCATTAGAAGAGAACCTAGAGAAAATAAGAAATGGAAGTCATTAAAACCATAACTCTTATCTTGTACATGGGCGGTGATGTATCTGAACATACTGCCTTTGAAAAAATATCTAAATGCCTAAAAGCTAAAAGAACAATAGAAAGGAATCTATATAAGAAAAGTCAGACAGTGAGATACTCCTGTGAGAATAAAACAGTAGAAGTATCCAAAAATGCAGATGGCTCTAATTATATAGTTCGTATAGTAGAATGAAAGAATGGATAATGGTAATTAGTATGTGGGGCAATGATGGCAGCATGGACCATTATATTGGACAACTCGCCCTACAAGAATCAATGACTGAAAAACAGTGTGAGTATATGCTAGAAGATGGCAGATGGGCTGCTAGTTATAAAAACGATTATTACAAAATGAAAGTACATTGTTACCCGAAAGAATGTGCAGGAAAAGAAAAATGTGATTGAGTTTTTACTAGTAGTATATATGGGTTCGCAAATAATTAATCAAACGCAGACTTTTGATGACATGGATAAATGTTTATATTTTGCGACAAAACTTTCCCGACAACCAGCCATATATACAAATGAAGGTGAAAGAAAAAAGATAACGGCAATATGCAAACCAATCAACAAAACATGAGGCATAACAGAGATGATTGCAGAAACACTCGCAGGTATAGCACTTGTGAAGAGTGCCGTAGATGGTATCAAAGGTGCTATTAACACTGCCACCGATATAAGTGACATAGCTGGACATATAGATAATCTATTTACTGGCGAAAAACAAATACAACAGGAACGTGCCAAGAAAGCTGGCGTAGGTATTACAGACCAGTTTGGTGTAAGCAATGTAGCACGTGATGTTATTGATGCTAAGATAGCAGCAGAGAAAATGCAAGAGATTGCAACCATGATTGATATGAGATTTGGTCATGGTACGTGGAAGGGTATACTAGCTGAGAGGCAGAAGCGTATACAGGAAGCTAGAGAAGCTGCAGCTAAAGCTAGAAGAGAAGCAATACGTAGACATAATGAGATGATGGAGCAAGTTAAGATGGCTGCTCTTTTAACTGCTATTGCTGTTGCAGGGTCTGCTTTCTTCTTATTTGCTGTGTTCTCTTCTTTTTAACTTGACAAATATGATAATTGATGGTATAACTTATTTATGATATTACACCAGCGATTACTACGACCTCGTTTTCGCCGTGACAATGTATCATTACCAAAGCTGTATAAAAAGGAAGAACTTATATTAATAAGTAATCCATCAGATTGTATAAAGAGATATAAACGAAATGATAACAGCATTAATAGGACCAATAGCGGATTTAGCAGGGACGTGGTTAAATGGAAGAGTTGAAAAATCTAAAGCAGAAACTGGTGCAAAGGTTGCACGTGCTAAAGCTGAAGCTACAATCATGGAAAGAAAAGCTACAGGCGAACTTGATTGGGATTTGGAAATGGCTAAAGGAAGTCAGTCATCGTGGAAAGACGAATGGCTTACAATTCTTTTCAGCATCCCTCTCATACTTGCGTTCGTTCCGGGGATGGAAGAAATAGTTGCAAACGGCTTTAGGCAACTCCAAGAAATGCCAGAGTGGTATCAATACTCTCTTGGCGTTATTGTTGCTGCCTCATTTGGCGTTCGTAGTGCTACTAAATTTTTTGGTAAGAAATAGTTGTAATGATTATGTGGGATATGCACGACCATACAACAAAAGAACAGGCAAGGATAAACCGTGACCGCAGTAATGGAAAGAGTTTTAGCGTGGAAGATACTACCACGTCTGATGATGTTAATGATGTCCGTATCGGCATGGAGAGTAGTGGAATGGTTTATGACACTGCCAGACCCGACAAGTCAACAGGCGGCACTAGTGAGTGTAGTCACGGGGGCCATGACAGGTGCATTTGCGGTATGGATGAATCACGAGGGTAAAGGCGATGAAATACAACCCACAAGACCTAATAGACAAGCTGGTAGTAAGCGAGGGTCTAAGGCTACAGGTGTATAAGGACACATTAGGAATTGATACAATTGGTATCGGACGAAACCTAGAAGACCGTGGAATTACCCAACAAGAGTTGGATGATTTAGATATACCATCTATTGACCACGTTTATGAATGGGGAATAACCGAAGCTGATGCGGTCTATCTAGCAGAGAATGACGTACAGATTGTCGAAGAGGAACTGGTCCGTGCGCACCCTTGCGTAGATCAGCTAGACGCTGTACGTCAACTTGTACTTGTAGATATGGCATTCAATATGGGTGTGCCAAGATTAAATAAGTTTAAAAAGATGTGGGCGGCTGTACATGATGAAGACTACCCTACCGCAGCAAAGGAGATGCTCGACAGCAGGTGGGCAACTCAAGTAAAAGGACGGGCAGTTAAATTGTCCAACGCTATGCACAACGGAGAATTTTAGATGACATTATATATTAAGAATGGTATACTATACTCTGGGTCACTAGATGAGGATGATAAGCCAATTAATCGTGGACAAACACGTAAACGAAAAGCAAAAGATGCAGACTACAAAAATAAGAATATTAAAAATTTAGATGGTGGTATTGGCGGTCTTGTAAAGTCTTTCAAAAAGGGAGTTTCCGATCTTCTTAAAAGTGACGATAAAGAAAAGAAAAAGAAAAAACCAAAAAATAGTTTAGCAAGAATGATAAACTTTGGTGGAAATAAAGGTGGTATGCCTAGTAAAAGAGTAGGAAGTATAGACTACCGTAAAGGTGGTATGGTTATAAACACAACGGATAATCGTAAAAACAAATGACACGACAGCTAACAGACAAGCAACAGAAACTACTCAACGTCCTCTTTGAAGAAGCTGGCGGTGATTTGGTACAAGCAAAAAAGCTGGCAGGATATGCTGACACTTCTAATACTACAGAGATTGTTAAAGGTCTTAAAGAAGAAATACTTGAGGCTACTCAAATGTACATGGCACGTAATGCTCCGAAAGCAGCGATGGCGATGACAGGTGCATTGCATGACCCGACAGAGTTGGGTATTCGTGATAAGATGGTTGCAGCAAAAGAACTGCTTGACCGCACAGGTCTGATTAAAACAGAGAAGGTGCAGGTAGAAGCTGCAGGTGGTGTAATGCTTATGCCAGCCAAAGCACCAGTAGAGGACGATGAGTAGAAGCATAGGCAAGTGGAAGCTACCACAGCCAACAGATATTAAAGAAGAAAACGAATGGATACCCATACCACGTATTGCACGTACAGTTCCATTCGGATATAAGCAGGATGATGAAGACCCCGATATTCTTCAGCCTATACCAATTGAATTGGATTTGCTAGAGAAAGCTAGGCAGCACGTAAATCAGTATAGCTACCGTGAGGTTGCAAATTGGTTGAGTACACAGACTGGCAGATATATCTCGCATGTAGGTTTGAGGAAACGATTACAATATGAGCGAAGACGTAAGAACCAAGCTGCAAGCCTTATCAAGTGGGCAGAGTATGCGGAAAAGGCAATCGCCAAAGCGCAAGAAATCCATACCCAAAGAACGGGTGCAAAAGCCGAAGGTTGAAATACAGGAAGTTTCACATGAAACAGATAGCGTAGAGGAACACGCTAACGTATTATTCAAACCAAATGAAGGGCCACAGACAGAGTTTCTAGCGTCAAGCGAAAGAGAAGTGTTATATGGGGGTAGTGCAGGTGGTGGTAAAAGCTACGCTATGCTTGCAGACCCTTTAAGGTATATGGGGCATCCACAGTTCAGTGGTCTGCTTCTGCGACATACAACGGAAGAGTTAAGGGAACTCATATTCAAATCGCAGGAGTTGTACCCAAAAATCTGGCCGGGAATAAAATGGTCAGAGAGAAAGATGCAGTGGACTGCGCCATCTGGTGCAAGGTTGTGGATGTCTTATCTTGACAGAGATGAAGATGTCTTGCGTTATCAGGGTCTGGCATTTAGCTGGATAGGCTTTGACGAATTGACACAGTGGGCCACACCATACGCATGGAATTACATGCGATCACGTCTACGGTCCACTGCAACCGATTTACCAATTTTTATGAGGGCCACGACCAACCCCGGAGGTAGGGGTCATCATTGGGTTAAGAAGATGTTTATTGACCCATCTCCGTATAACAGGTCGTTTGATGCCACAGATATTGACACAACAGAGGTCTTGCGATACCCCGCTGGACATAGCAAGGCTGGAAAACCTTTATTTAAAAGAAGATTTATACCAGCGAGACTTTCTGATAACCCATACCTTTCGCAAGCAGGTGACTACGAAGCCATGCTCTTATCTTTACCAGAGCAGCAGCGAAGACAACTCCTTGACGGAGACTGGGATATTAAAGAGGGTGCTGCCTTTACTGAATTTGATAGGCACGTCCATGTTATTGAGCCTTTTAGTATACCTAACAACTGGGTTAAGTTTAGGGCTTGCGATTACGGTTATGGCAGTTATAGTGGCGTTTTGTGGTTTG